TGGTACGGCCCCCCCAGTGACTGCGGTTACTTGCGGTCACTGGATATCCGTACTAGAACGGTAGCTACGTGCTACCTTCACGTGTTGTATGACCGTGGAGGTGGTTGCAGTTGCCGGGTGACGGCTTATGCCTTGTCCACTTAAATGGTGCCCCCCTTCGGCCCTCCGTCCTCCCTTGCGAGGAGGGGGTTGGGGCGGAGTGGGGGGGTATGCCCATTTAGGTGTTCGGTATAAGTCGCCATCGAGTTCCGTCTACAGCTGCGTTGGATGGCCTGGACACTTGGGGTCCGAGTGGCTCCAGCGCCGCCTAAGGCGCAGAACTCCGGGTTATACGCAACCCTGAACCCTCCACATTACCATGGAAAAGCTCCAGGCTTACTACATCAAGACCAAGCAACTTCTCGCTGCAAGGAGACGACGGCGTTCGCGCCAGTCTCGCGGTATGAAATACCGCCTTGATCGGTGGGCCCATCTCGTCCATGTGGTTAGGTGGGTTCGCGAGAATTTCTATTCTCGTTCCGGATGCACTCTGGACCTGGTAGCGGGGTTTCTCGAGAAACTCGGGAGAGTCTGGGTTACCCGGGGGACGGCTTTCGCCATCTCCTGGTGTAAAGAGGGACGTCAGTCCCTCCTACGTGCCCTTTCTGACCCTGAGTCCCTAGAGTCTCGTAAGAGGCTTGCCCGTCTGGGTAAGGTGTATCACCTCCCTGTTCGGAGAACGGACCTGCTTAAGGTGTCGAAGATTCATCTTCGGCTTTACCTTACAGCTCTCATTATCCTCAGGGGGGAACACCTTCCCCTAAACGTGGACCTATCCCCGATTAAGAAAGTTTCCTCCGTTACTGTGGAAACTCTTGACCGGCTACAGGAACACGTCAGCGGGTTCTGGAGAGAGCTTAGAAAACTCTCTCGAGATGCCAGGCTACCAGGTTGGTGGCAGTCGTATCACTTCTCGACCAAGAAGGGTCCTTCCCGGGGTCATGCCATGCTGGAAAGCTGGAATAATTTCCTCGCTCTCCCGCCGGCTCTGATCAAATCGATCAGTACCCTCGGTGGACCTCTCCTGGCTCGTAGAATTGGGTTCCTTCTCACGAGTAAGGACCTGTTCTCGAAGTTTCTTGGAAGTTCTCCCTCCAAGTGTCTTCGTAGACTCGTTCCTCTTCATGATAAGGAAGGGAAGACTCGGGTAGTGGCTATTCTGGACTATTGGTCTCAGACAGCCCTCTATCCGATTCATTCTTGGATCTTCGCAATCCTGCGCAAGATCCCCCAGGATATGACTTTTAACCAAGGAGAGTATCGGGATATCGTTCTTGGATGGGATACTGAGGGGAGGGTGACTAAGAAGTTCTCTGTAGACCTGACACAGGCTACGGATCGCTTCCCTATCTCCCTCCTCTCTCTCGTACTATCCGGGATGCTCCCTGCTGATAAAGTATCGGCCTGGAAAGACATCATGGTGGGTTACCCCTTCTCCTTTTCGGGAGCTGAGGATATCCGCTATGGCGCGGGCAACCCAATGGGAGCTTACTCCTCTTGGGCTGTCTTCGCTCTTGCACACCACTTTGTGGTCTATGTGGCTTGTCGGCGTTCTGCCGTACAATGGTCCAAGTGCAAGTATGTCCTTCTTGGTGATGATATTCTTATCGGGGACTCCCGGGTCGCGAGGAAGTATCTTAGGATTATCCAAGACCTCGGTGTTGAGGTGTCTCCTGGTAAGACGTACGAATCGTATGATCTGTGCGAATTTGCTAAGAGGCTACTCTACCGCGGGGAGGAAATCACTCCCTTTCCTCTATCCTCTGTTAGTGACCGACCGTGGAGCATTCCAACGGTTGTATCGTCTATTCAGGGGGAAGAGAGAAAGGGTTATGTGCCCCTCCACGGAATTCCGAGTGCCGTCCGAGCGCTGCAGGAGTGCGTTTATCCGTACATTCCGGAGCGTCGTCTCTGCGAAGTACGCGATGAAGCGTTTCTCTGTGAACTGGGTACGAAACTCCTCTCGGGGCGGATCTCGGCTAGTGAGTATATTCTCACAGTGAGCGGGGATCCAAGTCTCCGAGGGGAAGGCGAGTGGGGAGAGGCCCATAGGGTCATCTTCACTGCTCTCGCACTACAGTTCCAGCGTTCTCTTGGTGGCCAGGGCAAAGCAAAATCCCTTTGGGATAAGTGGAAGTCTGGCCACCGTAAGGCCCTATATCAGATGCGCCAAGGGTGTAAACCCAGGGTGCGTCTTGATAATAGGGGGATGTGGCACGATCTCTGTTGGCCCGAGTTTGTTGACTGTCATCCGGTCACCCATTGTATGATGGGTTTCAATCAGATGGTCATCAATCTCGAGAATACCACGGACACGACGACAATTACCAGGGAGACTTGGGCCGATCTCGTGAAGGGGATGCATAACCCCTTCTCCGATGAAGCCTTTGGCCTCTCTGAGAATGTTCGCCGCGCCCGCGTTAGTCACCGGCTTGGCCTCCTAATGAAGACTCTAGTTCGTCGACCAGAGACCTACTCTGAGCTCCTATCGAAGTATACTCTTCGTCCTTTCTCCAAGGCCGGAGCCCTTATTGGGTTCCGGGCACCAGATGGTCGGGAGACCTCTGATGATTGGAGTAAGGAGATGATTAATCCTTACAATAGGAGAATTGGAGTGGTCTTCTTCAGGCTACTGCGGCTTAAAGCCCTTTGGCCTGAAGAGGTCGAGTAGAGAAATCTCG